TCAATGTTGGTGATAAGATCAGAGCCATCAGAAACAACAGCAGCACTAGAAGCAAGAGATAAAACTTTTTGCTTAGCTGGAGGGCCCACTTCTCTCAAAGCAGGTGCATCTGTCACGATTACCGGCTTATTAAGAATATTGACAATTGTCACACCTTGAGCCTCAAAAAGCCTGTTGTCATTCGTTATCGCGTCACCAATAAGCTTGTGATAGGTTGTGCCAGTCATAACCTGACCTTGAAGCATCATTGAACGATCACCAAAAAGCGCATGAGATTGATTTAATACGCCCTGATCTATTTGAGCACCACCAGAAACATCAACTACAGTTCCAGTGTTGTTGCTAATTGCAGCAACTAGGGCGGCAATAGCAGTGTTCAACTGGTCCTGAGTGATAGCCTCAGCCAAGTTTCTTGAAATAACCTCAACAGCAACATCAGGATCTTGTCTCAACCAAGTCAACTGAGATGGCTCAAACTTTATAGGACCAAAACCACCGGCAATCTTTACAGAAGAATGGTTTCCTTGGCTTAAATTTGTAGAGCCTGCAGCACCATTGGCCGCAAGGCGATCAACTCGACGCTGTGCAGAATGCAAGGCATTGAAGAAAGATTCCTCAAGAAAGCTGCCATCAAAACCAGCAGTAGTCAGAAGAATTGTTCCATTGCTTGCAGCATTGAAAAGCTCAACAACTTGATCAAGTGTTTCAATTGTTGCTGGCATAAGATATTCATTGAATATCTGCATATCAGAAAGTGACATTTTATGTCTCCTATTTTCTAAAAGTTATAAATTAAAAAATAAGCTTATTTTACGCCTGACATCCTTTCTCTGAGAACAGCTCTTCTCTCTTCAGGAGTTTTAGCATCTTTTAAGCTTTTCGGAGCGTTGCCACCAGCTTCACCCTTGTTGCCACCGCCAGCACCGCCGCCGTTAGCATCAGAGCCCACAATGTGAGCCTTGTATTCTGAATTCTGCAAAAATTCTGACTGCAGATCTTCAAGTTTTAAACCAGTAAGATTGCCTTCAGCGTCCAGCACAACTGTCTCGCCATCACGCACATCCAACCGCTTTGAAAAAGCATCCTTCATTGATTTGCGAATGAACGCATCATCAACAACATTCTTCCCAACAAAATCAGAAGCAATGTCACCAATAGCGCGCCTCTTCTCTTTGTTTTGCAAACTGGAGACTGTCTCTTTTAAATCACCAATCTGCTTCTCATAACTAGATTTTAGACCTTCAACATCACCTTTCTTGGCCGCTGCCTCATGGCGCGCTTGCTCTGCAGCAGCTTCAGCCTCTTGCTGCTTTTGCTGAGCGGTCTTCTTCTCAGTCAAAAGCTCATCACGGTTGCTTTTTACCTTGCCAAACTCTTCAGAAGAAACATATTGAGAATTCAGATTCTCTTCAATTTTTGCTTTCTGCTCTTCTGAAAGCTCAAGGCCTTGAACGCCGTCTAAAATATCCATCACAATTGCACTCTTGTTGTTGGTTAAAATATAACAATGAAAATAATACTTTACAAATTAGCTTCAGCAAAGGCTTGAGGCGCAATTCTTCGCATTTCTTCCAATGTTCTTGGCTGAAATGACCGGTTTAGCTGTAAAGTTGAGAATTCTTCAGCATTCAGACCGCCATTTCTCAACAGCTTTCCTCTTGTTGGACCAATCACCTCATCTTGGAATGAAGCTGGCTGACTCTTTAGCCATGAGTAATAAGTGATTGTTGCTCTGACTTGTTTTGTTCCATCGGCACCAACCGCCGGACGCTTTGCGCCTTTCTGCAGCCAGTCAAAGCGAGATGACAACACTGGAGCTGTAGTCGATCTGCAACCGTAATGAATCGGAGGCCTTGGACCTTCATTGATCGGAAAGATCTCACCATCCAATGACCTGCATTGAGGAGTTGTCCTGGAGTCCAATGTTGAGACCCACTCAACACCAATAACAAGATCTCTGTTGGAGATCCACACTCTTTCACGGGCCTGCATGGCAGCATTTTGAATGGCAGTCCTGACCATTGCTCTGTCATTCCTGTTTATCTTACCAATAACGCCGTCATTGAAATTCTGGACTCTTGTTCCTCTGACATCTCTGACAATCTGAGAGATGGTCTTTCCCTCAATGTATCCTTGATTCACAGCTGATGTGATTGCCTGGATCTGCTTTTCTGTGAACTCCTTCAGAAATGGCTGAAGCGCCATGGATTGACCCTCAATTGACAGCAAGTTTCTCTGATATGCCATGATCACCTGTTCTGCTGATGGCATGACAGCCTCAAAGGCAAAAACAGTGGAATTGAGTGACTGGCCTTCCAGCTCCGCTTCAGTCAAGGCAACATCATCAAGATTGCCAATCAGCTGCTCAACATATATGGCATAGATCTCACGCTGAGACCGCCTAAGATCAGATACAAGCTTGTTGAGTCTTGCTCTTGTGGTGATCTTGTCGCCTTCTTCAGTCAGTCGATTCCGGACAACACGCTCAATCTGGACAAGATATTCCTGAAAGTCCTGCCAATCTGACTCCTTTACACCCTCAAGAAGTACCTGTCTTCGGACAGCATCATCAATCAGAACCTGAGGAGCACTCTCATCAGCCATTATTCTTCATCAATGGCATCAAGATTCAAAGACTGGCCGGATTCATTCTGAGCATTGCTGGCAATGGCTTCTAAGTCAGCATCGGGCTCAATGATCTTGCCCTTCTTCAACATCATCAGCATAGTTGCCTGATCAAATGCACCGCCCTGCCAAGCTTGGACAATGACTGCCAGTTCTTGAGGAGATAGCTTGGAAGCAAAAAAATCTGAATTGATAGCAAAGATATAGTCAGGAATTACATCACCACGCTGATTGAACTTGATTGCAACCGTAATTGCATCTTTGTATGCAAGATTGATGTTTTTCACCACAACTGACAAAACTGAGGCGTCTGCAGCATGCTTGATTCTTGCTGCCTCAGCTGTCTCAGCTTGGCCTCCATCAGTAACAAGGCGCGCACCAACAGAAATCATCTCCTCTTTTTTCATCTCCATTCCACGCTCACTCATTGTGACCTCTTCAGGCTGCAAGAGCTTTGCATCTGCTTCCTTTGGCAGTGGAAGACCGGATCTTGAGCCGATCTTGACGCCATTCTTAAAATTTTTGTCAACCCAGCCTTGAGTTAGTCCAGTGATGACAAGTGTTGGCTGACCGGCAATGAAAGCCGCTTCTTCAAAGTCAGCGCTGTTGCGATAGTGAGCAATGTTGATCTCAGCAAGCTCAAGCAATGGAGCAACGTCAATGTCTGGGCGATTGTTCACAGATCCAATGAAAAAGAATGGAATCTCTTCAAATGGATTGCCATTGCCGTCAACTGGAGTAAATTCCTCAAAATCCTCAGAGCTGCTATATAGCCTGACCTTATAAATAAACTTTAACCCGTCGTTTTCGTCAGGCGGTCCGTTCTTTTGTTGAGGCTCAAGAAATAAAACTCTTGTTTTTTCAATGCTCTTCATTTTCATTGAAGTTGTATCAAGAACAGTCTGACACTCAACAAGCTTGACCATGGCAAGGATCTGCTTGCTGTTTTTGCTTATGGTGTACCAATCAAGTATCTGCTCTGCCTTGTATTCGATAATAGAAGCCCGGACAAGACCGGCCTCCTGTTCTGCAACAGTGGTGCTCCCTTCTTTTCGTGGATAATCAACATACAAGCCTCCACGACCAGTCTCAAGAATATTGTTGAGGACCTCGACTGCCTGCTCACCAATACCAACACCAGAGCCATCAGCATCATCCTCCAGATAGGCAACCGATTGAGGGAGATCAATTTCAGTGTCCTTGCTGAAAACCATGCCGCTCATCCCTTTCTCAGTTCTCACTGTCGCATTGAATAGGGAAGCTCTTTGCACATATTGTGCGTATCGATAGAGATTCGATTCACTGCAATCATCTGCATCAGGCATGGGCAAGTAGGTTTGTGATACTTGCTTTAAAAGCATTAAGTTTGCGTTATCGCTTGAGGTGAGTGTCACACAGCCGAGATCACGCTGAGCAAGTGCTTTCTTGCCCTTGATGAGATCTCTGACCATCTGCCAATTGCTTTTGTGGTAGTCATATTGAGGATTGGTGCTCTCTAATCCTTCCTTTGTCATAGCGGTCATAGGGCAATATTCATCTAATGTCAGTTATTGGCTGATTATAGGATAAACAAACAAGAATCAATAGCCAAGTTATGAAGGGAAGCGAATTTCCAAGCTGTCAGCATATTCCTTCTCTCCTTTGGTTGCTCGATAGCGCAAAGCGTCATAATCATGATCCTCTTGCTCAGTGTCAACATCATCTGGATTCTTTGTGTCTCTGCTGAGCACTGGAAATCTTGAAATTATGCCTCTGACATTGTTGAAGAAATAGATTGCAGGCCTTTCCGGAACACCGGCCTCAGAGTCAACACCTTCCAGAGCAGCTTCAAGCATTTCACAGAGCAAAGCAGCTCCGGCAATTCGAGAACCTGGAGACTTGTCTGATTCAGTCCATTCAACGCCCTGAGACTCCATCTTGTCAGCAATGGAAATCTGCTCATCATTCTTGTTCATGATGGCATTATCTGCCGGCCCTGGTACAACTTGACCGGTCACAATGCCCGGAATCAGATTGATCTCACCACACGGATTCTCAATGACATGAGTCTTGTCCATGAGGGCCTGATCAATATCACTGACAACCTTGGCAACATTTGATGCAGACATGCCAAGACCTTTGTTGTGCTCATCTTCTTTGCAGCCATAAAACTCACCAATGCAGAAGAGCGTCCCTTTTGGGTAGGCAATGTGACGACCATTGATTTCATACTGATGACCATCAGCTTCAGCAAACCATAGATTTGAGAAGGGTTTTGATTCACCCCAGTCATGCGATCGATCGACACGCCAGCCATCAGGAATCTGGAAAGGCTCAACAATGTGAACGTGTTCTCTCCACAAATGATCAAATCTGCCGCCGGATGTGATTGACCAACTGCCATCAACCCACGCTTTGCGCTTGTTTGGATCTTTGATCTTCATCAAAAATGCTATATAGGTTGGATCAAGGAACTTGTTTTCCTTCCATGAGCCATGGATTGCAACTCTGGTGAGAGTGATTTCCTGTTCTTTCTCAGTCTCCGGATTGAGAATCATCATTCTTTCCCTGAACACTGTTCCTCTTGGAACAGGATCAATGAATCTACGCTTTACCCAAGTATGGCCAACGCCAAAAGGGTTGGTTGTTGAGAAGTTTTCCAATGGAATTGATGGCAAAAGTGATCCGTCTGGGAGCGGATAATCTTCAGGCCTGAAAGATGTCCTCATACATGAGAACATAGCTTCATAAAACTCAGGATCAGCTCTCTTGGTGAGCTCATTGAAGCCAATGAAAGGAAACTCCTGACCGTGATAATTCCAATACCCTTCAGCATTCTTCTCATACCTGAAAAGCAGCTCTTCGCCGGTTGGCCAGACCCACTTCAATTCAGATGGTGATTTCAGGAATCTGGCGCCATCATCAAACTTGTTGAAGATCTTCTTTGACTGAGAAATGATGTCAGATAAGTTTTTGTATTCAATATCAAAGATGACTCCCTTCCAGAATTGACCATAACCAAGACCGACAAGGCGCCGGAATCGCATCAGCTGAGCAGCTGTCTTGCCTGGGCCTCGAGTTCCTTCATATAAAATCTCATTACATGGGCAGGACAGA